AAGCAGATTACCACTGGTCCTGGCCTTTCAGGAGGACCAATTACAACGACTGGTCAAATTGACCTCACTCCTGCTACTAAGACGTCTGAGGGTGGTGTCATTGTTGGTGATAACATCGATGTTGGGTTGGATGGAACAATTTCTATTCCCACTGCACGATTTGGAGTTACGAGCATCAACGTTGGTCCTGGTTTGGTGGGTGCCCCATCTCCTATCGTCAACACTGGCACCATCTCAGCTGCTCTTGCCACCCGTCTAACGGTTGGTTCTGTCCGTGTTGGAAGAGGTATTTCTGTGTCAGCGGACGGCACTATACAGGTGGCGGGAAGCCTTCAAGACGTCAATGTTTTGGCTTGGGGAACCATAGGTGTTTCGGGAACCTCGGCGCCATACAGTTTCACCGTTGCTGAAGGATACAACATTTCGGCGGTTACTTGGCAAACTGGAACACAACCGCGAGTCGTCGTCAGTTTTCAGAATGCTCTTCCGAATGCTTTATATGGGGTTTCTCTTTCGGCTAGGGTTCCTACCTATGGAAGCTCTGCTCAGCTATACCAAAGGAACCAGTTAATTAACTTCTCGCTTAAGACCACGACTTCCATAGAACTAAACAGTGTGAATTTCTTCACCACTGATAACACTGCGGCTAGTGGTAGCTTCACTTGGAACAACTGGAACGGGATTTCAGAATTCGATATCATCATCATTGACACAGCGGTTTACCCATGAATGTAATCGTCTATAGCGACCCAACATCGCCCACTCCTTATCTGCGCGTTATCTCACCCGGTCTAGACGATCTTGAAACCATCGCATTCAAGTTTCTGGATCCATATGGGACACCGTATCAAATCGTTGATGCAGCCGACATCCCACCTTCTCCATTCATTGGAAATGCCCAAACAGTTGATGTGAGTGTAACTCCCCCAACATTTGACTGGGTGCTGGATGAAGCGCAAGCAGCTGCTACAAACTACAACTCCCAATATTGGCAACAACAGTACAATAATGGCATTTTGGGTTTAAGCATCAACAATGACTACCAATTACAACTGGCTATTGCCACGCCTGAGAACGAAAGAACAGCCGACCAAGTCGCGGCTATCGAATTCCTCAGTGGTATTAACTCACTTCAAGAGCAAGTGCAAACCCAAATCAATGACGCAACCACCGGTCAAGAATTGATTACTATCCTGAACCAACTCGGGTAAAAGATAATTAGCATGACTTAACGATGACAAACGCTTTCATCAAAGCCCAATTCATGGATCCGCCCGGCAGCGGCACAAGTGCTGCCTCAATTGGGGCCGTGAAGGCTGGGTCTGGTATTACCATTGCGGCTGATGGAACTATCTCAACATCTGCCGGTGGCGGGACTGTATCTAACATCGTACCATCTAACGGAATTCAAGGAGGTGGAACAGGACCCACTGTTTTCCTTGGCCTCCTACCTCCAGCTGGCGTTAGTTTAGGCGGCGTTAAAACCGTCGATGGTTCAGGTTTATCTATCGACGCAGACGGTGTCATCCGTGTCTCGTTAACGACAACTATTTCCGGTGGTCCTGGTATTCAAGTCACTGACCTCGGAGGCAGCTCTTACAGCATTGCTGCGACCCCCGCAACCAATGCGGTTTTAGGATCCGTGATTGTCTCGGGTGGCGCCAATGGACTACGAGTTGCTTCATCGGGACTGCTCACTCTCGCCCCCGCCAGCCCTTCGGTCTTAGGGGGCATCATTCCTGGAACCAACTGCTCAGTTACACCTGATGGAACACTCAACGTCGCAGGTGGTGGAACAATCACTGGCGTGGGTGTCGGAACGGGTCTAGGTGGGGGTGGAACTTCTGGTGCAGTAACAGTATTCCTTAATCCTGCCTCTGGCACCACGATCGGAGGTGTTTACCAAGGTGACAATATCACCATCGCTCCTGACGGCAGGATCAGCTCTACTGGAGGAGGAGTCACGTCGGTTTCAGGGTCTGCACCGATTACAATCACAGGAACCCTGACCGCTCCAATAGTTGGGGTGAACGCGGCCACGACTTCAACTTCCGGTGTAGTTACTCTCAGCGACTCAGTTTCTTCGACATCTATAACTGAGGCGGCTACACCAAATTCGGTAAAGCAAGCTTACGATTTGGCTGTCGGTGCGCTGCCTTTAGTCGGCGGTGCTATGTCAGGACCAATCGCATTTACAGTTGGTCAAACTTTCCCAGGGGTACTTGCAGAAGGCGCATTGGGTGGTGTAGGAGCGATCAGCATCAGTGGCACTCTTGCCAATCCACTCATCGAAGTGGCCTCAGCAACCGCATCGTCACTTGGTGTGGTTCAGCCAGATGGAAGCACAATCACCGTCAACTCAAGTGGAGTGATTTCGGCCGGTGGCGGCACTCTTCAAACTGTCACTGACGCAGGAGCGACGACCACCAACCCGATCGCGGTCACTTCGAGTAGTTTCAGTTCTACGATCGAAAATCAAACCATTCAGATCCTGGAGCTAGTTGGTGGACAGCAAGCGTTTACTTTGTCCAACACCGGTGGTGCTGCCAGTCTTACATATGGCAATGGAACTTTCGCCACGGCGGGTCTTTACTTTGATCAGCTCAATGGCACCACCCTGAGCACATGGTCATCTCTGCCGGTCAATATTAACTCCGGACGTAACGTCGTAATCACAACTAATGACGGTGGTGGCCCCACTTACACGCTGGGCATCGACCATTTTACCATCACCGATGGCGGAATGATAGTTGATGGCAACGTCCAAATTATCAACGGTTCTGGTCTTAGTGTCGAGGGTATCTTCACAAACCAGGGTTTAACATATCCTCTCGGAGATGGTACAGCGGGTCAAGTCCTTTCAACTAACGGGGCCGGCAACTGTTCGTGGGTCACAATGCCGGGCGCAGATGCCCTGCTGAAAACCGGCGGCACAATGACCGGGAACATTACGTTCAACGCTGGACAAACGTTCCCTGGCACAATTTCTGCTTCGTTGCTGGATGTAACAGGGGACATCGTTTATGCGTCCGGTCCTAATACTCCTGCGTCTCTACCAATTGGTACCGCTGGGACGATCCTTGCGGTGAATGCTGGTCTTCCAGCTTGGAGAACCGCAACACAGTTGGGTCTTCTGACAAGCTCCGCAGCCGCTTCAACGTACGCAACTATTAACTCTCCCATACTCACTGGTCCCGTAACAGTAAACACTGGGGGAGTCCCAGGTGCCAACGCAATGACGATTTCAGGCGGCAACTTGGTTTTGTCTACTGCATATACGCCTTCTAGTTCCAGTGATACTGGAAGCGTCGGTGAGATCGCCTGGGATGACACCGGCTATCTCTACTTCTGCTATTTGCCTAACACCTGGGGCCGCATCCAAATCGACCTGACTCCGTTCTGATAACCGATGTCTCAGTTAAACTTCCCTGACAACCCCATCGACGGGCAGCTTTACCCTAATCCCTGCCCAGTTGGCGTCATTCAATATAGGTGGGACACGTCCACATTTATGTGGAGGATTGTCGGTGTAGCCACTGGTGTCACTCCTGGAACCTATGGAAATGATGTCACAGTAGGTCAATTCGCTGTGGACGTTCAAGGGAAGGTAACAGACGCCGACAACATTCCGATTCGGAGGGCCACGACTGAACTCTCAGGACTTGTGGTGTTAAATGACACAACCACATCCACCAGCATCACGGAGGCCTTGACCGCGAAAGCAGGTAAACGTCTTCAGGATCAAATCGGGAATCTGAGCGACTGCATCGTTCCCGATCACGTCAATATAGTGTCCGCACTGAACGATTTACAGAGGCAAAATATACAGCTTCAGACTGATGCCGCTATTTGGTGTGGCTACTATGACGCTGAAGGAGGTTATATCTCCTTTGTAAGCATTATTGGACAAAGGCTTGGATACCGGGTGGGGGAACACCTTCCTCTTCCCTCGATTAGCAATGGTGGGGACTTCTTCATTGTAACAAAAGCCGGCAACCCGTATATTGCAGGGGATTACAACGCACCTCAGGTTCTTTGCGAGGCCGGAAACTGGATAATGTCTGAGGTCGCAAAGTGGTCAGAAGTCAGAGCTCTCGGCAACTTGACTGCTACAGACATTTCATACGTTCCTTCTGCTCCTCTGACCGCGATAAATGTTCAGAATGCTATTTTCCAGCTCCAGCAGCTTCTAAGAACGGCCGTAGGTGGTGCTACGATCTCAGAAACGAAACCGTTAAATGCTTACCCTGGCCAGCTATGGTGGGATAGCTCAGACGGAACCCTGTACATCTACTATATTGATTCCAGCGGATCTCAGTGGGTTGAACTGAACACTGCCCCATAAGGGGTAAAACATGTCATGATGAGACAGTCCGTGTCAGACTAGTATGCCTCTAAATAAAGCCCAACTAATGGAAGTCCCAGGGGGGCCTGAGATAACTGGTGCTGTCAAACAGGGCTCAGGAATCATTCTTGATAATGCCACTGGCACAGTCAATGCGGACTTGAACACTTTTTGCAGCAAGATCATTGCTGGGACTGATATCCAAATCGTTCCCGGTTCGGGTGTTGGCATTGTTGAAATTTCGTCAACCAAGACGATAGACCCAAATTCGTACCTCCCGATTGGTACGATAATGACATTCTTTCAGTCCGGGGCCCCTCCAAGGTGGATCACGGAAAACCCTGGAACAAGAATGCTGCGCATCAACAATCCAACGGGTGGGCGGCAAGGTGGAAGCACAGACTGGAATTCTGTTTTCACCACTCAAACTTTCACAGGCTCCGTGTCGGTCAATGGTTCAGTTATTGGCACAACTGATTCCGTAACTCAAACCCCTTCGGGTTCGGTTAGTATTAGTGGTGTGACTCTTGGGAGCACGAGTCTTTCCTTATCCCAAATAGCCTCCCACCAGCACAGCTACGAATATAGACCGCCTGAAGGATCGCAACGCGGAGATGGCAACGGTATTAACAATAACACAACTGCATTAACATCTGCCAGTGGAGGAAGCCAAGGCCACACGCACGCTGTGTCAGGAAGCGGCGGTTCTTTTAGCGGAAGTAGCATGACTCATAGTCACAGTCTTTCCGGAACGCTTACCGGTGTAGGAACATTCACTGGGGGGAGTTTTAACTTCAATGTTCAGTATATCGATATGATTGTGTGTCGCAAACTCAGCAATCCAGGGTAAAAGCATCATAATGCCGTTCAATACAAGAATCCTACCGTAGACAGTCATGCCTTTAAGTAAAGCTCAACTAATGGAAACCCCTGGCGGTCCGGGGGTTGTCGGTGCGGTAAGGGCTGGAACTGGCATCGCCATTTCCGGCGATGGCACCATCAGTATTGACCCCAACAGCGTTGTTGCTAAGCTAGTAGCAGGTGCTAACGTTTCGCTCGCGCCTAGCACAGGCGTTGGCACTGTCACCATCAATGCGATTTCGGCACAGGCTGATTTCCCTGCCGGAACCGTCACACTCTTTATTCAATCTTCAGCGCCACTGGGATGGACACAAGTCGACTCCCAAAACAACAAGGCGATTCGAGTTGTGAATAGTGGCGGAGGAAGCTCAGGAGGCTCAAATCCATTCACCTCTGTTTTCACAAGTGTGCCGGTTACAGGATCTGTTTCTCTCTCTGGTTTGAGCGTCAGTGGAGGCAGAACCAATACAGTTACTCAAACTCCAACTGGTTCAGTTCAGCTTGGAAGCTTAACTGTGAGTGCAACCTCCATTTCAGTTCAGCAACTGCCTGCACACACTCACGACTACCAGTATAGACCGCCTGAAGGATCGCAACGCGGAAGTAGCAACGGTGTTAACAATAACACAACTTCATTAGTAGGTCCCACTGGGGGAAACCAAGGCCACACGCACACTGTGTCCGGTTCTGGATCTTTCAGTGGAAACAATATGTCGCACGATCACAGTTTTACTGCTACGGCTTCTGGAAGTGGCACGTTTAGCGGAAACTCTTTGAACCTAGCTGTCCAGTATGTGGACGCGATTCTTTGCAGCAAATCTTAAACAATGAAAACAATCTGCCCACTCATCAAAAAACCTTGCATCCAAGAACAATGCGAGTGGTTTGTCACAGTTCGCGGATATGACGTGAACTCTGGTCGAGAAATCGACAATAAACAATGCGTGCTCACCACACTTCCAATGTTGTTGATTGAAAACTCATCTCAACAAAGGAGTACGGCATCTGCAGTGGAAAGCATGAGAAACGAGATGGTTGTAAAATCCGATACAACAAACAATCTTTTGGCTAATGTGGTCGTAGCATCGCAGGTCATTGAGCTTCCCGCTCAGGACGCATCTTTCGCTGAACTTCCCCCCTCTTTCTGAAATGGCTCGTATTACTTTGTTCCCACTTGATGGTGACGCTTCAATTAATGGAAAGTTAGCGCAAAATGTGGATTTCTCCGGAATTGATCCAACTATTCACTGTGTACAGTGGTATGACACCTCTGGTTGGGTGGAGTACGACGCCGACTTGGTCACTGGATCCAAACCCCCTAACCTAGAAATCTCTAGCATCGCGCCTTATCAAGCCTATGTCAATAGCGCTCAGGTCATCATCGATGCTTACCTGAACCCTCTTATTGTCTATAGCACTCAGAACGATCTTCTCTTTGGTGGTGTCACTTACACCCTTGGGGACAAGATTGCCATCTACACTCCAAATCCCCAGCCTCCCGCGCAAAGCACCGACGAAGACCCCCCAACTCCGCAGGACTTCCAACAGTTGTTTTGGTATGTGGATGAACTCACGTGGGTGGTTTCTCCCTTTGACCCATCTTTGACCCTTCCTAACGCCAAGAATCTGCTAATTGAGAAGGTGCAAACCTCTGGTGCGGGTCAAGTGGATTACCAGTCACGCATCTACTCCATGCTTCAGATGGGTGCGAGCACTGCGGGAACTCTTCCGACGACCGACTACTCTGGTCTCGATCTGAGCGGCTATCAGACTTACATTGACGGCGAAGTGGCTGCCATGACCGCAACCATTAACGCCGCCACAACCACCACCCAACTATATACCTTCGACTGGCGTGTTGAAGGCGATCCTAACGCCTAAAAATTAAGATCAATTTCATCTTCTGCTTGGGGCTTAAATGTCCCAAGTAACTCTACGGGCGTCGCATAACCAGCGGCGCCTTTTGAACGATTAGCACTCGCACAGACGATAGCGAATCGTGCGTGCTCACGATGGTACTTCTTCCACGAGTCCCAGAGGATCTCGTCTTTGAACTTCTTCGCTGTCGGTGGTCCATGCAGAATGATCTCGGCATACGTCATCATGTTCTCCATGATGAACTCGTCCGCCAACTGCGCGAAAGGTTTTCCATGGTGGTCGACATCAACTCTCGTTCCCTTCCTCAGAAGACGCCCCGTCACCAAACACTCAATCGGATAGCTCGTGGTCGCTTTGTAGTCACGGAGTTGTTGCTCCACCCCACGACGCATCGCTGCCTTGACAGCGTTGAAGTGTTTCTCCTCTAAAGTCGCCGTTGTGGCGATCTTTTTGGTGGGATAGAGTGCCTCGACGAGTTTGGCTTTCGGGACCGGTTGCTTGGCGCCACCTCCCTCTAGCGAAATCATCTTCACACGCCTACCACCAGCCATGTCGAAGTAGCGGAGATAGACCTGGGTGTCCGTCTTTTGTGCCAATTTCTCCCATCTCGCGGAAAGTCTGCAAACGCGGAGAATAAAATCGCGCGGTTCCCCAATGAGGCGGGAGTTTGCCCTATTATTGTCGATGATGCGTCCGACCTTTTTGGTGAATTCGCCTTTGTTGAGGCCAAGGGTTTCCTGAGGAGTCATTCGACTACAATAGTTGTGTTAGTGTTACCCACATATGTGACCCACAGCACGTCCGTCCCCGCCGAGGAACGGATTTACTCGCCGAACTACCGACAAGAGCTGGAGCCACTGGAAGACCACCTCGTTGAAGTCACGGGCAGGATAAAGGAGTTCCGTTCCCACCCACGAAAGAAACATTTAGAGACAGTTCTCCTTGTTAACCTCATCGTGACACCCCTTCCGCTCGGAGAGTCCGTGCCGCTGACGCACCTTTGGTGTCTGACGCGGCACTTGAAACGCCTTGGCGTCCCTCTCGAGCAGAACACTCGCATCACTTTCACTGGCACCGTGTACGCATATCACAGACTCGGCGGCAAAAGCAAAACGCGTGGGTTGAAAGGCACCCACGACTTCTCAATACTTCCCATCGGGTCATGAAGATAGAAATCTACGACCTTTGGCGTGGTGGGAACACTGTTTACTTCTGGACGTTATATGACGGTCCAGATGGCATCGACAAAGTGTCCGGCTACGCAACCAGCCTTGAAGAGGCTGTGACCAAAATACTTGACTGGAGGCAACGCATTGCAGATGACTACATCGGATCAATCGATTCAGACCAAGAAAGCGGCAGCAAAGGAGTGGGCGACGCAAAGACTTGCTGATCCCAACACCGTCATCATCGACATCGAATCCACTGGCATTCTTCGCCAAGATCCAAATGTGGAGATCGTGCAGATCTGCGCCATCAACACCGCTGGTCGGCCTATCCTCACAATGATGCTGAAACCTGATCGGCCAATGTCAGCTGAGGTGCAGGGTATCCACGGCATCACCAATGAGATGGTGCAGGATAAGCCATTCTTCCTCCAGGTGGCAAAAATCATCGCCAAATATCTCGAAGGCAAGCACGTCATCGCCTATAACGCAGACTTCGATATTGCCCTGCTCGTCCACATGTTCCAGAAATACAAAGAAGCTGTGCCCAAGTTTGCAGGCGCTTCTTGTGCTATGGATCAGTACTCAGCTTGGGTCGGTGAGTGGTCCGCTAAGAAAAACGATGTGAAATGGCAGAAACTGCCAAACCTGAGCGGCATGCCTAACCATGATGCTCTTTCTGATTGCGTCTCCACTCTCAAGGTGATGCAGAAAATGGCCGGCCTCTTCGATGATGCTGCTGAAAATGCTGACCTAATCGAGCTTGATTTTTGAACAATGAGCTTCCACCCATTTTTCCGAAACCAATTCATGGTGCAAAAAGCGTTCATTCCCCCGCAAGAAGCACGGATATTGGGCCTCCAATACAAAAAGCATTTGGAAGACAATGACATAGGGAATGATACGCAAGTTGAAATTTGTAGAGCCACGAGCAACTTTCTTCCATTTTGGCAATTGCTTGTAGATAAGAACCTCCAAATCGGCAATCTTTTGGGCCAAAAGGTTCTTCCAAGCTACACTTATTCAAGGATGTATCTTAATGGCGGAGAACTTCTCCCCCATACAGACATCGACTGTTGTGAGGTAGACGTAAGCATTCACATGAATGGTGATGCGCCTTGGCCCATTTTTCTTGAAGCCCCATCAGGAGTGCAGTCGATTCTACTGGAGCCCGGAGACGCTCTTTTCTACATTGGGAACAAACTAACTCACTGGAGGGAGCCGTATAAAGGAGAATGGTACGTGAATGCGTTTCTCTTTTACGTGTTTAGCAACGGTCCGCATCGAGATCAGCTCTTCAACGTAAACCGACTTGACATTAAAAATTAGGAGCTTCTGATGGATAACTCAAATCCCTGGCACATTGAAGGCTCCAGTAAAGCACGCCTCGTTACTCACACACCTGAACCTGAAGGCATGATGGGCTACATCGCCCGTGTGACCTCCAAAGATCAGTCCAACCCAAAAGTTGAGCGTCTGCTTAACTACTGTGCGAAGCACGGCCACTGGTCCGTCTTTGAGCAGGCGAGCATGACAGTGGAGGTGGTCACTCCGCTCGCCATCGCTGTTCAACTCCTACGCCATCGCTCTTTCACCTTTCAGCAATTCTCCGGTCGCTACGAGAACCAGGAGATGATGAAGGAGCACACGGATGGGCTATCCGCTCACTCCAACATGTTCTACATGCCTGAGGAAGCGCGTGTCCAAGACCCCAAGAACCGACAGAACAGCGTACCAGCTGGCATGGGCGACCTCACCGATGCCATGTGGAACACTATGGCGACGTCTTACACTGTTGCCCTCCACGCGTACCAAGATCTCATTCAACGAGGAATCGCTAAAGAAGTCGCTCGATTCGTTCTCCCGCAGGGCGTTTATTCTCGTCTGTACGTTACAGGTTCTTGTCGCAGCTGGATCCATTATGTTGGGGTTCGTGATGACGAAGGTGTTGCTCAATACGAACACGTCGAACTTGCCCGAGCCTGTAAGTCAGTCTTCGCAGACGTCTTCCCCACGGTTTACAACTCCCTAGATTGGAGCTACAATAAGGGTGTTAATGAAACCGAACGTCTCAAGAGGGAGCTGCTAGAGCTTCAGTCTGAGATTGCAGTACTCAAGGCAAAATCAGAATGACAGTCAGGGCTCTCCCTACGCGGACAAAACTCGAAGAGGTGTTTGAGCTGGAGCGAGAGCCCGCTCCCCTCGTTGTTGTTGACTTTCATGTCTACGCCCACGACATCATGCGATGGTACACCGATAAGATTGCCAAGCTTGTGTCTGAAGATGTGGCGAAGAAACTCCTTCGTGCTGCATGGGCGTCAAAAATTCAGCGTGGTCCGGACATGTTGCCACGCCACTCCTACCGTTACGTCATCGTCGCCGACTCCCGTTATCGGGACACGGGCAACTATTGGCGTGACAAGTTCATGTCAGATTCGGATGTGGTCAGTCAGGCATGGGACAACTATGCTGAAGCACAAGGTGTTGCCCGTGACACACTGAAAACCAACTACAAAGGCACTCGCGGGGAGAAGACCGACGACTTCTGGCTCGTATTCAATGCGGGCATGGACTACTGTCAAGAATACTATGGCGTTTTCACCCACGAAGGTTACGAAGCTGATGACTTCGCTGGGGCGATATATCGGGCGTCTCGTGATCGTACAGACGAGATCATCCAACGTCGTCAG